GACGAGTGTTGCAGCGGATCCTGCTTATACTGATGGAAATCCTTCTGTATTATTTAGCCACACGCCAGATGTTTCTAACCCGACAGGTAATGGTTATGATCAATTAGTTAAATTCACTGTAAATTTTGATCATCAGTTTGCTGAGGCTAACTTTAATGTTAACCTGAACGAAGTTGGGGCAAACAATCCTGTCAGTGTTGGAACAATATACCTGGGTGCTCTTAATGGAAACAACCCTAATCCTCATTGGAACACTTTTGACCCAACTGCACCGAACGCATTAGCTTCAAATGTGGTTGTCAATGAAACATTACAATCGGCCTCAGGGACTTCTGCCGATGGTTCTTCAGTTGAATACGTTTTAAATACTGACGGCACTAGTTCGGCTACCTTCTATGTAGCAATGCCTAATACAGAAAACAATCCTCAATACTCTGTTAGCTTAACCTTAGATAGTTCTGTTAGCCCTACTGGATTAACTTTTGATCCTGTAACTGGTTTTGCATCAACACCTGCATTCGAGCACGTGGATATGGGGCATGCAACCACAGTGACCTACACCATAGAGCCAGACGTTCATGTGAGTGCTGCAATTGAAGGTGTTGATGTCAATATGGCCATCGACGATGAGGCTCCCCTTAATTTTAGTATTACGCTTGATCATCAACTTAGCGCTAATACACAGTATACCGTGACAATTTATGCAACTGACCCAGTAACGGGGGTAACTAACTCAAATCCGGTCTACACTGGTAATGTAACGTTTGATGCCTCTGGGAGCCTGACTCAATCATTTACGACAGGCGCTTCATTAGAAGGCTATGAGGGACAACAACTTTCAATTGTCTTGGCTGATAACAACTCACCTGCGGTTCATTTTGCTGACCCGAGTCTAAATCAAGCACCAGTTACTATGAATTTCCTAGATAACCTTCCTGTTTCTGTGCAAGAGTTAGATGTCACACAAGATCCTATTTCAATCACAATCATCCCGCCGTCTGCACTCATAGATGATGAGAATCCTATTAATCAAGACCTGACGTTTACTTATCAGGTACAAAGTGAACTGTCGATCGGCGCTTACGCACTGCCTGATGCCACAGCAGTTGTTTTTAATGTTTATACCCAAGCGCTTGATCAAGATGGCAATCCGATAGGTGCTGAGGTTGCAGTAATGTTAGGTGGTGAGCCTTTAACTGTCATAGTCAACTGTTTTGCTGGTAGTGTCTATGTAAGGTTTGCATATCGGAGAGCTTGTGATGATCACCTTCTAAAACGTTTTAAAGAACGTATTTTAGTAAGGACATATGGTGATGACAATATTGTTGTCGTACACCCAGATTTTGTGGATCATTTTAACTTCAAAGTTATG